GATAGATACACCAGCCACCGCGCCCTCTTCACGGCTGAGACCCAACCCGCCATGGGGCTCACGGTGATCCGCACCGATGCCAAGATCACCGATGCCTTGGGGGCCATGGATCAAGTGCATGAGCTCGAGATCACGGTGACCTCTGATTGGGGCTACTATGACGGGAGCACGGTCAAGCCGCTGGTGAAGGCCACGGCCCCCGACCCCGCGATCAAGTTTACCGTGGAGGTCTATGAGACCGCCTTGCGTGCCTATGTGGAGGGGGTCGTGATGATCCTCACCAGCCCGCTCTACGGCTTCCCCAACTATGATGCCCGCATGGCGGGCAGCCCGGGCTTTGTTCCCACCGGGATCTTCAATGCCTCACCCGCGGCGGGGGTCTCCCCATCCGACTTTGTGGTGGGGGTGGATGATGTGGGATCTTCTTTGATTCAACAGACCGTGCGGGCTACTATCCAAGTATCTCAACGGCGCTCTCTCGCAAGGTGATCCATGGCTTCAACTGTTATCGCGAGCAACACAAGTGCGGTCTACTTCAAGACCCAGACCACCGTGGGCACGGCGATCGCCTCCTCGGCCATCGTGGCGGGGGATGCCATCCGCTTGATCGGGGCTCCCAAGTTTAGCCCCCGCGGCGCGGGCATCATTGAGCGCACTGACACCATGACCCCCTTTGGCGGTGGTCAAGCGGCGGTCACGGGCTCACGCGGGTGGGATATCACTTTCCAGACCGAGCTGTTTTGGGATGCTGCCACGGCGGGCGGAGCGGGTGGCTTTGCCAACACCCAACTTGCGGCCCTTTGGCGGGCCACCCCATTTGCGGTCACCGCTTCCACCCCGGATGTGACCTTGGGAGCTCAGAGCCTCTTTGCCACCGCGGGCTCCGCATCCCGCTCCCCCGACTACGCTTGCCAGCCCTTCACAATGTTCTATGTGGAGAGCTCTGGCAAGCGTTATGCGGCCTTTGATTGCGTATGCATCCCCAAGCTCTCGGCTGAGTATGGGCAGCGCGTGATGATCGATTGGACGGTCAAGGGCAAGTGGATCGATCCCGATAGCTATGCCACGGCCACGGCCCTCCCCGCCCCCACCTATCCCGCGGCGCAAACTCCGATCGTGGCGCTCAATTGCGCCCTCACCCTCACGGGCTACTTTGAGGGGGTCACGGCTCTCTCCAAGTGGAGCTTTGACCCGGGCTTTGCCTTGGCGGATGTGGGCGATAGCAGGGAGGCCAAGGGCTTTGGCATAGGCCTCCCCACGCTGGCCACCTATCCCTCCCTCGAGGTGGATGTGGCCGACCTCCCGGAGGGCGCGGCGGGCGACAATTCGCAGCCCGATTGGGGCAAGGCTTCCGACAATGAGGTCTTCGGCTCGGCTCTCACGCTGGTGGTCACGGTGGGATCGGGTGACACCATCACCTTCTCCCTCGAGAATCCCCAAGTTATCGCATGGCCCACGGTGGGAGAGACCGATGGCCACCGTAGCCTCACGCTCAAGTTTGGTGCCATCCCCAATGCCGCCACTCCGAGCCCGGCCACCATTATCTTCAATGCGACGATCTAGGCCCATCTAGGGCAACTCAAGGGAAGGGAGACAACATGGCAATCGAGTTCGTTGAAAGGCATTGGATCACGGTGGAGAGCAAGCGGGGCACGGCCCGCCTTTGCGTGCGGGAGCCCAACGCCCTTGAGGGGGCACGCTACCTTGGGGCCATCAATCGCTCCCGGGCGCTCATGGATACGGATGAGGCCGCGGGCTTTGAGGCGCTCATGGAGACCCATGCGGGCCTCCTCACGGCTTGCATCACCAGCTCAGAGGATTGGAGCCCCGCCTTCCCCGGAGAGGGCAACACGGCGGAGAAGCGTGAGTGGGTGCTCCGCCTTCATTGGGAAGACCTCTCCAAGGTGGCCACGGCGGTGGCATCGGTGGGCTACCCAAAAATTTCAGCCGGGTCGGATGGAGAGACTTCGCCCGGCTGACCACCTCCCACGGCTTCCGATGTTGGGAGTGCCCGGATGAGGTGCGCCACCAGCGCGGTTGCACCGAGGGCTACACGCAAGACCTAGGCTTTGAGACCATGCCACCCAACCCCACCACCTGCCCCGTGCTGACCACCCCTCCCGCGGGGTTTTGGGAGGCGCACCGCATGGCCCGATGGATCGATCGCGGTAGCCCCGCGGTGGCCTTGGCGGAGGTTGGCACGGCCTCCCTTGACTTGGCGGAGTTTGTCTCGGCTGAGCTCAGAGAAGGGGTCAAGGCCTATGATGAGCGCAAGCGCAAGACCATGGAGCGCCTCTCCGCCATGACGGAAGGGCTCCGCATCGGAGGCAAGGGCCATGGCTGACACGGTAGTAACAATCGGCGGAGATAGCACCGGGCTTCAAGGTGCCTTCAAGGATGCGGGCAAGAGTGCGGGCACCGTCAAGGTGGAGGCCAAGAAACTCTCCGATCAGCTCAAGGAGGTGGCGGATGATGCCGACAAGGCCGCGGGTGCCCTAGCTCAGAAGCTTGGCGGCCCCGGAGCCATCAAGGCGATCGCGGGGGTGGGCGCGGCCATGGGCATAGCCAAGGCGGGGGTGGAGGCCTTCTTGGATTCCTCGGAGAACCTCTTCAAGAGCTACGGCGATGCGGGGCAGAAGGTGTGGGATGACACCGAGAAGAGCCTCTTTGCGGTCAAAGGAGCCTTTGCGGAGGCGGTGCTAGGCGGCGGCTCCATGGAGGAGATGGGTGCCCGCCTCAAGGGCATTTTTGACGGCGTGAAGATCGTTATGGATGCCATTTTGAGCCCATTGCGGCTGGTGGCCTCCACCTTGTGGGATATCAGCCGCGCCTCATCGGCGGTGACCACTGAGAGAGCCCGCGGGCTTGAGATTGATAATCAATATGCGTTAGCCATTGGTGCGATCACAAACGCAACTAACTTGGAGAAAGAATCGGTTGACGCGCTGCTAGTCTCGCTTGGTGATGTATTCATGAGCAAGCAACAAAGCGCCGCTCTTGAATACAGCACCACGCTCCAAAAGCTTGACAATGCAATTGCAAACAACAGGGAGGCGCGGGAGTTCCGCGCAAATGCGGCGGCCGACCTTGCGGCGGCTCAAGCGGTAGAGGCTGAGATCAAGGCGGGCCTTGGTGCCTACATGGCGCAAGCCATGCGAGAAGTGAAGAGCCCGGACTCCTCACGGCGCGTGGCCATGCTATCCTATGAGGAGCGTGCCCGTGAGTTGCTAGCAGCTGACCAAAGTTTCCAAGCTCAATTGCGGCTCACCACCAATGCCGCCCGGGATAATGCCTATCGGTCAATGAATGTGGCCAGCGCGGCTGAATTGGCACAAGAGGCGGTGCTCCTCACCAAGCGGGAGGAGTATGTTCAAAAGGCTGCGGAGTTGCAGTTTTTGATCATGAATCCGCCCAAGGCGGCCAGCACCTCTTCCGCCCCCGCCAAGCCCGCTGGTGCGGAGGATCCGATCGCCTTTGCCCGGATGTATGGGGGGGCGCTTCAAGAGCTCACGGCGGAATCGGTGGCGGCCATCCAAGCAAGTGAGGTTGCCTACGGTGAGAGCACCACCAGCGTGATCACCACCACCCGGAGCAAGCTTGACACTATGCTTGCTGACAACGCGGCGGCCTTGGCGGCAAAAGAAGCTCAAGAATCCGAGAGCATGAATAGGTTGGCGGATGCGAAGGCCAAGCGGGCGGAGGAGGATGCGGCGATCGTATCGGCCCGGAGCGCGGCGGCCTACCAATTCGAGGTGGATGAGGCCAACAAGAAGATTGCCCTTGCGGAGCAAACGGCGGCGGCGGAGGCGGCCTCCTTTGCCAAGCTCAAGGGTGACCTTTACACCCTCACGGTCAACAACAGCGCCAAAATGTTGGCCGTTGACCTCCAAGACAAGGAGAAGAGCAAGACCGCGGCGCAACGGGCCACGGCGGCGGTGATCCAAGGCCTTGGAGATATGGCCATGGTCAAGAGCGGCCTTGCGGCGGCGGCTGGTAACTTTGCGGAGGCCGCGGGCTTCTCGGTGGTGGGCACCCTTGCCTATGGCATAGCGGCCAAGCTGGCCCCCTCGGAGAAGACCAAGACCACCGCGCCCGCGGCGGCCACGGGTGGAGGCGGTGGCACCACCAACACTAGCTACAATTTGCGTGTTGACGCGGCCTTTGCCGATGGGGAGAGTGTTGCCCGCCGCTTTGCGGAGATGCAACAGGGAGCCCAACGGCGGGGCTTGATCTAGGAGACCTCTATTATGGCCAACTTCCCCCTAGTCACATGGCCCATCACCCTCACGGGGGTCACGGTCACCTATTTGGCCGTTCCATACAATGTGGCCGATGTGACGGGCTACGGCTTCGGCGTGAGCAACACCTCCACCGGGGCGGCCAGCGTGGATGGGGGCGGGATCGTGGGCTCCATTGTGGGCAACTTTGTGGCGGCGGCCAACACGGCCATCACCACGGGCAACCCCCTCTCCGCCACCTATGCCTACTCAGATGGCACGGCCCCCGCTCTTGGCCCTCTCAAGGCCTCTATCTTGGCCTC